CCCGTGATCTTAACTGCTAGTGTGCCGACTACGCTCATCTTTTTTAGCCTCTCTTAAGTCTTGCAACAGTTCTTCATAATGATCGGTTGCCTCTGGAGATTCGCCGTTTTTATATCTGATGAGTGCTTTAATTTCCCCGGCTGTCATCGCCCGAACTTCGCTAGGTGAAATAGAAAACTCTAACACTGCTATCGCATAAAGCCTAGCCCAATCTATGTCACTGGCTTTTTTTTAGCGTCATCCTCTAAATTCAAGCAAGCCATGACAATTTGCATAGCCATGTTGACTACCTCAACCCTAATGCCGCCTACATCCTCAAATATAGCCTCTGAGGTTACATCTTTAACGCCTGCATGTCGGAGTGTTTTTGCAACGTACTCATAAGCCACGGATACTGGCGCATCATTATTAGCCGCACGGTTAGCAAAGCCAGTAAGCGATGAACCCTGTACGCTTTCCAGATCAAAGATTAATTGCATTGACGGGCGAACCTTATATGACTCGCCCTTCCACTCAATTTCTATATCTTTGAATACGCTCACGATCCAGCACCCTTCGTAACAGCACCGCTAGACATTAACGTAGCTGAGAACGTGATAGCCTCGTTATACGGCTGACCTTCGTTGTATGACGATAGAAAGAAATCGCCAGACAGCGTGTAATCGCCGTAGTCAAGCTCTACAGTCTCAAGCAGTGATGTGCCGAGTGCCAAGTCCATCAGGCTCGCATCGGTATACAAACCATCAAGTGTGATCTCGACAGATTTCTCGCCCGCTTCATCCATCATACGGCGAATACCATCATCACCTGCGCTGGTCACGTTTACGGCTTCGTTGTTAATGGTCATTGATGTAGTGCGAGCCGTAGCGACCACATCCCCGTCAACGCTGACGGTAACTTTTCGACCTAAGATTTCAGCCATGATTTATTTCCCTTATTAAAATGCGGAATCGTTGGACTCCGTGTCGTGTTACCCCATCCGATTCTAGAAACGTCTCGGAAAACTCGCAATCACATCCGATTAAATTATAGCCTGTCACGGTAAATTCGGCACGGTGTAAAGCATTATATATCTGACCCATTATATTCTTAACCTGTGATCTGCCACGATAAACAGACCATGAGTGGATTGTAACCGTAGCCTCAAAGCCCACTTCACTGTCTGTATCAAACTCCACGAACGTATCATCACCGATAACAACATACGGCGCATTGGCATTATCCGGTACGTCATCGTAGACAGGGATAGATAATGCGTTATCTAACACGCCATATATCGCCTTTTGGACTTCTAATTCTGCGCTCATCTCACACCCTTATTGGTTGTTTTCTTTATTGCGTCACGAATCAGCCTGCTAATTCTGTTGCGGTTTTGCTCAAGCGCAGGGTTTAACCACGGTCTTTGTGTCATGTTTTTAGTGCCAAACTCTAGGTGCGGTGCATATTCCACGCCTGAACCAACGTATACATCATCGTCCCTAACCTCGACTGCCACGCTATTTGCTAACCTGCCTGTGTCAGTATTGGGCGGGCTATTAGGTGCAGATGCCATGTGCTGATAGCTACCACCGCCAGCGCGGTATCTCGTAACCATCTCACCGTTTGATTTTTGCTGGATTGACTTTACAGCACTGCCCCTGACCATCTCGCCAGATACCAATAAACTATCGGCTACGGCTTGACCATAGCGTTTAGCCATCTTAGCCAGATTCTTTTCAAGCTCTTTAACGCCCTGTACGTTCATGTCGCTACGCCCTCGTCTGCGTAAATCTCGATAAACCTGTTTGCTTCCTCTAAGTTTATCAGCGCACGAATCTGCATCAGCCGCCCATTAAAGTTAATGCGGTCTGTGGTGGTCAAATCGCCTCTGTAGCGAATAAATATCCGGTGGGTTATCTCTGCTTCAAGCCTCATCGAATATAGCTTCTCGTTGCCTGACATGGGCTTAATGAAAGCTCTGATTTCAGCGTAATCAGCCCAAGTGTTGGTGCCGCCGCCTGCGCCATCAGACGCATACGTTTGCCGCTGTATCTTGATTCGATGCCGTAGGCTACCGGGCGTTATATCGCAACATTTCATTACAAAGCCACAATCATTCTGGATAAATCCCACAATGCGCTTGCGCCGGAGGATTTTAACGCTTCGTTAACGTCACACATGCCACGATGCTCGTACAAATAAGCGGCATACATTTTGATGCCTAACAACAACTGTGGGTTAATTTGCGCCGCTGTTGCGTGTCCCGCTGTGTATTCGATCACGACTGCGCCCATTTCTTTAGGGTCAATCCTAGCAGGACGGCTATCTAAATCAATCTCTGGGCTATCAGCGGTTTCACCATCAATCTCTACGCTAGTGACAGCACTAACGGGATACAGCGGCAAATCAATCCACCACGAACGGTAAGCATACATAATGCCTACACCGCCGTAGCCTGGTTGACGCTCAGGGAAGCGGTCTGCCTTTAGTGTGTAGTCACGCTCTAACAGTTCAATGTTTGTGTGCTTAATGCAAGCATCTGTAGCCGCAAGCAAAAACCCGTTATACAGGTCTGCATCTGCGGAGTTGTAATCAATCGAAAGGAAGTCGGCTAACTGCTGTGGCGTTACGGGGCTAACAAGCGCATCAGTCGTCTTGTTGCTGATCTTGTTGGCTCTTAGCCTTTGGTTTCCTGCCTCGCCGCTTAATGATAGGCTGTTCAATAACATCTTGTACCTCTACGGTCTCAGGCTTGATGATCTTCGCCTCACGAACCAAGCCACGGTCAATATGTGCGGTGCTTGCTTGGTCTAATTGCTCACCACGGCGAACCATGCGTGAACCCATTTTGAAATTCTGATTTGCGATATACATTTTTTAATGCCCCCCAACCTTTCAGTCAGGGGGCTTTTCCTACTTAGCTTGAAGCTACATCAAACGAACCCTTAGCAAATGCCTTGGGCAGTTCGATTGCAAAAGCGGCACGCTCTTCGCCGAGGATCACAACGCCGTTCTTGATGAACAAGTCAGCGTGTTGATCTGCGACACGAACTGCGAGGCTTTCACGCTCGTACAGGGTTGCGCCCATCATCCAATCGCCCAACAGGAAGTCACCCTGTTGAACTGCATTGGTAACGATCACAGGCACACGCCACAGACGTGACTCGCCACCGTTGGGCACAGTAACCCAGATGTAGTGACCGTCTGAACCCTTAGCGGTTTCAATGGTCTGCCAATCTTGCGGGTTAATGATCAAGCCGTTGACGTTGTAATACTCGTTCAACTGGCACTCAGTGATCGCGGCACGAACGTGGTCGATCATCGCACCGGGCAGATCATCAGCAGACGTACCTGCGGTGATTTCACCCACGTTGCTCACACCTGCATCGGTGAACAAGCCCTTGAAGTTCTCGGTCAAGCCATCGCCGTAAAGCATCTGGCTGTCCATCTCCAAGTTCAAGCCGTACACCAAGCGACCGTCAATGTAGTTACGCAGACGGGCGGCGTCAGCCAATACCTGACGAGAAGCAATCATGTAGTGGGCGATGGTGCGAACAGGCACAGTCTCAAGCGTGAACGTAACGTCTGACTTAGCCTTGGCAACCAACTGGTTAACAGGAGTGCCTTCCGAGTTGTACTGCGGCTCTGCATTGTTGGTAAATACGTTTTCACGCATGATTTCAACAGCAGAATCAGTCACTGGAGTGCGGTTAACCAACTGACGGATAAACAGAGTGCGATCCGGATTTTTGTAAATCTCAGGATTGCGGAACTGATCCGTCAATGCACCAGCAGAAGCGTTCGCAGACGTAATGTCTTTGCGATCAATCTCAACAGGCACGTTGTTGCCACGACCAATCGACTTAGCATGGGTGTAAGCCTCGGACTCAACATACAGTTGACCAAGCGACTTAGCCTCTGCCTCGCCACCAAAGCCCGGACGGGCGGCACGCTTTTCAACTTCGATCAGACGCTTCTCTTTGGCTTCGAGTTCAGCGGTCATTTCTGCCAAACGTGCATCAGCCTTAGCGATTTGATCGGCGGCTTGCTTCGACACTTCACCGTGAGCCTTGATCTCGTCTGATTGACGCTCGACAAGGGCTTTCAATTCGGCACTGGCGGTATCCAGATGTGCCTTCAGGTCTTTAATATCCATGATAATTCCTTTTAATAAACACGATTGCGAGCAAAACTGCTCAAAGATTCGATAAGGCTTGCGACCTCATCTAACTCTGGCGGCTGTTCAGCTTTAACAGTGCTATGCGGCTGTTTCTGCTCGATCAGTGCCTTTAGATTATCCAGACGCTGAACCAGTGCTGGATAATCAATCTCTTTTGCGTATTCTAACGCTTGTTCAATATTCTTAACACCCGTGATAATCGCCGCCTCATTGGCGGGGAATGTCACCGGGGAAAATTCCATTAACTTAACTTCTCGAATATGGCGCACACCATTTTCGTCATAATCTGACTTACCCTGGGGAATCATAAAGCCAATGCTCATCCGGTCTACAACACCATCGCGCATTAACTCTAATGCTTCATCACCCAAATTGGTTTTACTAATCTTGCCTTTTACATACAAACCGTAACCATCTTCGCGCATTTCTACAGGCATACCCAGCGGGTCTGAATGTTGCCATAGAACCTTAATACGCTTAGCAGGGAAAGCCTCGCTGATTGATTTAATAAACGCGCCTTCATGAATTACATCACCGACCTGATCTTTATCCCATGTCGATGCGTAGCCTTCAAACGTGCGAGCGTCAATATCGACACTCTGCTCTTTCATTTCGTATGCTTTAACTTCCATGATTTCCCCCGCCTTTGCGGATTATTGGGATAATTATATTCCGGTTTTAATCAAACACAAACACCACTGCACAACGGCAGTTTACAACCTGTTCAGGACTGCCAGCCGGATCACCCGGGTACATTAATTCTTCACTGCCTACTGTAAACGGCTCATTTAATCCAACGATCTGCCCGTTAGCGTCAATGTGATCTTCACGGGTGCGCTCATCTTCAGCCGCCACCCATTCACGCCTAGCCTGTACGCCAGTGCTCTTAAATGATTCCTGTACAGCGTAGTTAGCCGCCGCATGGGTTTCTGTCCTAGCGATAGTTTGCGCTCTGCTTGCGGCAATAATCGGCGCACGTTCACGAATTAACCTGCTTGTCTCACGCTCGCCTAAGCCCTCATCTACTGCTTGATTCAGCACACCGCGCAACTGTTTAATCGTGGTCGATGATATTTGCACAATCTTTTGCAAGCCAAAGCTACGCAGAAAATCCCTGATAATTGAGTTAGTGCCTATTGTCGGCTCAAAGCTACCTAGCAAGGCTTTTTGACGTGTACCGTAAACTTGTTCGATCATCTGCTCGGCTGATTCTGACCATAGCCGAGTTAATAACTTCTCTAGGCGTTCTTTGTGGTTCGCCTCTGCCTGTTCTACCGCTAAAGGATCGCCAACGTTTGTCGTGGTCATCGTGCGGGCAATCTCTTTAGCCACCAGCCGCTGATACTTAAACGTCAGTCGGTCTAGTAACGCAGACTGCAACCGCTGTTCACGGCGTTTTGCTTTACTCGTTGCCAAAGGCTTGCTCTCCAGCTTGTGCGGGTGGCGTATCGTCAAAGTCAATCGAGGCAGGGATTACACCTGTCGGCAAATAACCAATTTCGCCGCCTTCGATTTCTTCAAACCCTAGCTCTAGCCTTTCGTTGATCTGATTAAACGGGACACCCATCGTCCACAATGCTTTTGCATTGTTTACCTTTTCGGTGTAGTTTTCTTGCAACGCTGGGACGCTTGACGTATCAAAACGCATCCGAATTTGATCTGATGTGCCGAACTCACGAGCAAGCGTCAGGTTTAACGCTGATTCGATCTCAGACAGTAAGGGGATAATCGTATCAATCCAGAACGTGCGCCTTACGTTCTCGCCCGATGCACGGTTAGCATCGCCCATGCCGTTAATCATTTCACGAGGTACACCGTAAACAGCGCAGATTTGCTCCATGCTGAATTTACGAGTTTCCATGAAATCAAGCTCAACGGGTGTCATGCTTAACTGCTGATACTTCGCCTTAGATAGAACCCAAGGGCTACGGCTATGTGCAATGCCTGTATGTTGCTCACGCACAATCTGACGGGTCTGCTCCCACTGTTCGTAGTCCATATCAGCATCAAATGAGAATATGCCATCAGGCACGCCCCTATTTTGCATACTGATTTTCTGCCAAGCCGCCGCCGCATTGTCAATGTCTACAGACTTGCCCGCCGCCTCTAGCGGTGACATCCCGTAGTAAAGCGAATCAGGATTAGTAAATGCCGCATGAACAACGTCACGCCCATCGTATACTTGTCTGCCATTTTGGTTGTACTCATAGCTTGCGATTAGGTGTTCACGCCCCGGCATGATCTTGACATATTGAGGCATCAGCGGGAACAACTCTAACGGCATACCATTCATGCCTGCCCGTGTCTTTAACTGATAAGCGTTACCTGCTAAATCAAGATGCGTAACAAATAATCGCATCATCTCGTTGCGATCTAGGTCAGGGTTCGGGTTATCAATCAATCGCTGTAACGGGTGTCGTGCATCGTGTTGCCATTCGCCGTTAATCCATCGCTCAACCACGATAGGCACAGATGCTACTGCGTTAGCCCTTAGCTTCACTGCGGCATAAACCCATGCGACAGACTTGTAGCCCTCTTGCATCGCAGTGCCGGCGTTCCAGTTATTCCAAACTGGTTTATTCGTAAGCCAATCTGGTGCTACGCCAATAGGCACTGCTTTTCTTTTGAATCGGTCAAAGAAACCCATGTCAGGCATCCTCTAAAGTTTTTCGAATATGCCGCCAAGCCAAGCCCTGACGAATCTCATCAATGTGCCATTGTGCGTAGGCTAATCGTGCGCCCCAAGCATTTCGATCGCCACGGTACAAGCTATCAGCGAAGTTATGCGTTGATACATCCCACGCCATTGAGCCTTTGTGCATTGTAATCGCAGGGATTCCATTCATCACAGCATCAACTGCGCTATTTGATGAATAACTGATTATGCACTTAGCACCCCCTAACGCATCGTCTAAATCGCCTGTCATTATGGGTAGATTAAATCCCACAGGCGGCGGCTTTGCTTCTGGGTGCGGTCTAAAGTAAACCCTCTTAAATTTATCGACAGCAGATTCGTAAATTGACTGCGCCCAGGCGTAAGGGCAAACACCATACAAGGATGAATCCTTTTGCACTTGCCCCATAATGATTGCGTACTGACCGCCACGCTTCCAAGGCTTGACCTGATCAGCCCAATGCGTTTCCCATCTATCTGCAGGTGCGTCTTGATTGCCGAAATTAGCCAAGCCGTTAAGTCCACCATTGCCTACAGCAAGCCATGTTTTCTTGCGTTCGCCTAAATAGCCACGCTCGATCACAATAGTCGGCTTGCCTTGATCGAGAACATAGCCTGCCCATCTGCGCCGAATACCCCATACAACAGAGCAATCGTACTTATGCTTATATGCGTGAACGATAATAGCGTTATCACCACAGGCATTGATTCCTTCGTGCATAGCCATTGGCCATTCGTCCGCCTTAAGCGGAAATCTGCACGGTAGGAGTTGCACATTCATTTATATAAGCCCCGCTGTGGCAGTAGCGCATTAATCACTTGTCTGCCTGTAAGCCAATCGGTTGCGTTTAACATTTTAACGCTGTCTTTCAATTCTGTAATTGTTTTCGTTAATGCAGGATGATCTTTGTTAACCAGTTTATTGTTTTCATCCCAAGTATCAAGAAATAAATGCGTTCTTTCAGTATGTCGAAACAAGATAAAAGCGGCTGTAATTTTATTGATGTGATGCGGATGGATATTATCGAATAAGCAAATATCCCAATCACCATCTGGCGGTTTGCTCGGCAGGTCAACTCGACAATCAGCGTCCATCCATAAAACGATAGGATCAACCGTAAACGCTTCACGCACTGCCTTGGGTTTTATCTTTGTGCCTTCGCCCCATGACATCATCGGAAACAACACCGTGTGTATGCGATCCTTATAGTGTTCTTTCTGCTTGCGTAGCAATCGCTCGTATCTACTGTTCTTCGTAGCGGCTGTGCAAATTATCATGCTCGACCTATAAAGACCATTGCAGGCTGTTTAATCAGCGGATTTACAGCGTAGCGAATCGCATCGATGTAGTGGTTATTCGCATCTACTATTTTAGGCAAAATATCGCCAGTTAGTCGATCTACAGCATACGAATATAAACGCATTTCCTTTATTGTCTCTGTGCATCGTGGATGAATAACGATTTTTTTATACGATCTAAGGTGTGCGATACCATCCTCGACTGAGCCTGACCATTTTTTCACGGCTTCGATCTTGGGTAGCCCATGCCGTTTAAGATAGCTGATTGATTCTGGTCTAGCACTGTCAGCTCGGATAACGTATTTATCAATCCCTGCCATCTTCGCCTTGAGATAGTTTGCAGTGTCATCAATCTCAAGCCCGACCTTGCCAGCTTCCTGCTCGATGTAAAGTGTTTCATCATGCGCCCATACTTTAACTGCCGCTGTTGGGTCTTGTGAGAAACCAAAGTCTAGCCCGTAGTAAACAGACCAATCATCAGCGGGTGTAAATTCATCGACTGTCACCCTGTCTGACAGAATTTGTGCTTTGCTGTTTTCTAAATATTGACCTTCCCACACATGGGCATAGGTAGCAGGGTCTAGGCGTATTTGTTCTCGCTTGCGTAGCTCGTCTAGGTTCGGCGGAAAGAACGGATTGTCCATGTAGTTAAGCTCGACAATCCTACTGCGATCTGGTGGGTGCAGGCGAAACCGTTTGTCTACAGGTGAACCACGTTTACGAGGATTCCAGATAACCCAAACTTCAGACTTAGGCTGTCGAAACACGGTAGCCTCAAGATCAAGCCACGATTCTTCGGGTACATCCTCGGCTTCTTCAACGATGGTCAGGTCAATCTTGGCTAGTGATTTAATCGCTGAAGTGTTGTGCCGTAAACCCTTAAAAATAAATTCTGTGCCGTTCTCGCCTCGTAGGTAATCTACGCCAACGTCATAATGCGCTTCTAGCCATGGGTGTAAGCTAATTGCGGCTTTTAATTCGGCGTGGAAAGATTCCTTGATCGAGCCTTGTATCTCACGGGTAGCCAATATCCTGATCGGCTCAGCGTAGCCCCATATTGCCGCCATGAGAGCGAATGACATCGACTTAGCAGAGCCACGCCCACCGTATGCGCCCCTGTAGAGTAACTCGCCACGTTTAGGGGTAAACACCCATTTGATCTTGCTCGGCAGTTCAATCTTTGCCTTCATCTGCCGCAATAATCTCGATGACTGATGGTTTTAGCGTTCCGTCTGTGTTTGAGTGGTCAACGTGCGTAGTCTCACGCCATCCGGCTTGTGTTTTTAGGTAGAACATCGCCGCTACTTTATCGCCTGCTCTTGCCTGCTGTAACAAACTTTGTGCTACTGAACCAATCGCTTTTGCCTTACCTCTTTTATACCGCAAAGAAATATCTGGATCACGTTCTATGATCGCCGCAAATGTTGGTCGTGTAATACCAAAGTAATCCGCTATCTG